CCGCTGCCATCTCTGCAAGTACCTTGTCTTTGTCAGAACTACTGAGGCTAGACGCCTTTATAGCTTCGATGCCCTGTAAGAAGGGCACCAAGTCAAATGCTGTCTTATTCACTGTTTGCTTCCTTGAGTGTCAGATGCCCCCGAAGGGGCACCTTAGTTATGCGGAGAGAATACCGGGAGCCATCATTGGCTCCTCCTCTTCCTCTGATCCAGCGGCAAGCAGTCCCATAGCGGATACCACAGCAACTAGAGTTGCGAATGGATGACTGTAGAACTGGATTTTACCGTTGTTTGCCTTCTTGAACTCATCGCGGATGAGCTTGGTATTGATAGGCATAAGCTCTTTGGCAAGGCGTGGGTTCATTAAGTAGAGCCACATTGGGTCAACAGAAAGCTCTGAGGTATCATTTGTGTAGCGTCTGTACTGCTCCATACTGGATTTATACTTCGCGGCTATCTGTGGGGATGGAGCATTGTTTAGCAAAGATAGTATCCTACCAAATTCTCGTGCAGGCACTGTCTCGGAAGGGTTGGACTCCGTAAATCCCTTACCTGCCTCTTGGAAAGCCTGTATTTCCTTTATGGCTGGATGATCTTTACCAAGTCCTTCAAGGATAGGCTTCATAACAGAAGTGTTATAGCTATTTTTACCTACTTGATCACGCTTTCCAGAAAATGGGTTTTTAACCATACCCATCCCGAACTCACCCTTACCGTCCATGTTACCTTGAGTGAGAGCGTGTCCCATCTCATGTAGGGCACTCATTAGACTGGTAGTAGAAGTGATCTTATTACCACCGATAGACCCACCGGGCCTAACGAAGAATACAGAGCTACCAAAGCCTTTGCGGCTTGGATTCCATAGATGCACAGCGGCTGTACCCCTGCCTACTCCGGCCTCTTTCTGCAAAGCAGTACCAGAGTTCATCATTTTAGCTGTTATGCCAAGCAACCTTGCTACTTCAAGAGCCTGATCAACGTCTTGAATGCCATTCTCGTACTTACTGCCTTTACGGCCAATCTCAATGATTGCTTTAGCCTCTGGCATAGCCTTTTTGACGGACTTTGCTGTGGGCTTCTTTACCTTTTTGGGCTTTGTAGGCTCGGCATCAAGTGTGGCCACTTTTGGGGGCTCAGGTTGTTGAGCCAAGGCGGGTTGCGGGGGTTGTCCACTATCGACTGGTCCACTTGGGCCAACAGTTCCCGCAACTGTGGGTCCATCTGGTCCACTAGGGCTTGGAGTTGGGGTGACAGGTGGGACATCTTTAGCTTTCTGCTGCTGCTTTACCCGCTCAATGTAAGGACTGAGGTAGGTTTCCGCAAGTTTAGGCTTCATTAAGTTGCCTGTGGCCCTGCTAACGATAGCTTCAAGCGAAGCAACGGGGTCTTTGCCTAAGTTTAGCGCCATGCTGTCAAAAGCATCACCTAAAGTGGCACGATCTTCAGCAAGAATGGTTGTATCGTTGTCCATCTTGTCACGAAGAGTGGCCAGATAGGCTTGGTTGCTGTTTTTGCCAAGCTGCCGTTCTATTGGTAGCTGTGGTTCCGCTGGTGTGGCTGGCTGTGGAGGTTGGGGGTCATTTGCATAGACATCAGCCAGCTCGGTTTTAACCTTACCTATAACAGATGTGAGAACACCGCCTCTTGTGGGCCTGCCAGACTGGCGTGAACTACGGAACTCTGCAATATCATCTAAGATATCCTGTTTACCCGCTTGCTGTGCTTTTGCTTCAATAGCATCTAGTGCAGCATTGATCTCAGCTTCAATCTTTTGCGTCTGGAACTGAGCCTCGCGGCCTGCCGCCTTGTTAATCTCACGGTATCCTTCGTGCATCTTTCCGTTGGGACTATCAGGGCTCGGGGTATCGCCGTTAGCGTACTGCTGGGCATACTGAGCTTGCAACCTTAGTTTAGACTGTTCTGCTTGCTGTTTCCGCAGTGCAGCTTCCGCAGCCTTACGATCTTTATCCTCTTGCTTTAAGTCACGAGCTGCTGGAGCTGTAGGATCAGCAAGACCATCACCGCCTCTGTTCTTCTTGACGAAGCGATTAACCTTGGACCTGCGTCCAGTGACTGCATCTATAGCACGACCACCAACCACGAGAGGTATCTGTGCTGCTAACGAGCCACCACCAGTTGCTAGGGCTGCACCAGTGTTGATGTTGCCTGCAATCATTCCAGTTGGGTTGTAAGAGCTGCCCAGCCTTGGTAGCGGGTTGAAAGCATCAGTGAACTGGGAAACACCACCCTTTAGGCCATCAGCCTGTATCTCAGTGAGGACATTAGTGCGCCGAAAGGCATTTAGCAGTCGTTGGCCTTCTTCAGTCTGACCAAAACGATCCTTCATAAAGTCGAAGTTCTCTTTAGTGACTGTAGTACCTACTTTGCCGTTAGACTCGCGGATTGCTTGCTTAAAGAATGCCTTGTCTTCTGGACTTAAAGCCTTGATTTGACCTTTCTCACGCAGAGCTGTTACTTGAGCGTCTACCTCTTTTAGCAAAGAGCCACGAGCACTTTCTAATGCTTGTTTTGCGCCCTTCTTAGAGTTTGGATCAATGTTCTTGAGGTTGTAGCCATTCTCATCAGCAACACGCTGCAACAATGCAGACACATCAGATGCAGCTTGGGTTGTCTCAGGGTCTAGGTCTTCTTTAGGCTTAAACACTTTGTCGCCAGCATTGTTTACTGTGGTAAGTGCAACATTGACACCACCAGCGGCTGTACCACCTAAGAGGGCCTCACCAACTGCTTGGCGTGGGTCAATTTGTAGACCTACATCAGTGCCTGCTGTTGAACCTGTCTGTTCTACGACACTCTGTGCGCCTTCTGTAGCAGTCTCAGCGGCAGTTCTCTTAACGATACCACCTTTACCGGGGATCAGTGCGTTTAAGGCACCAGATGCCGCTGCCGTTTGTGCAGCAGCTATAAAGTCATCTTTGTTTGGCTTGTCGCGTCCGTTGTTCCGTGCGCGTTCATTGGCAATAGGGCCAAGGAGCTGGACTGCCTCGAAGGCAAACGGACCAGCGAATGCACCAACAGCGCCACCCGCTGGGCCAGCAACAGCTGTACCAACAGCAGCACCGCCTGCTCGTGTGATAAGAGAGCCAGCATACTGACCAATTTGCTCAACAGCAGCCTTAGGGAGGTATCTGTAGGCAAAAGAGCCATCTTCATCGCCTTCGATAAACTTAGCGGATGCTGACTCGTAGTTCTCAGGTGCAGACGTAAGATTGCTGAGAGTTTCTGCTGTGCCATCTGCACCAACAGCTCTTGCTGTCTCTGCCATGTTTTCCAGTGGCTGGTCGATGCCAGAACGGAAGGCAGCACCAAAGCCCTGCATGGGGCCGTTAGTGTCTGGTGCAGCTTCTTGCGTAGGTGTTGGCTGTTGCTGAGAGCCTTGTAGCTTTCGGATTTCGTTAGCCAACAACTGAGCTGATTGTGTGTCACCAGCCTTATCTGCGGCCAGTAGCGCACGGCTTAACTGTTCGATGTCAGCCATGGCTAACTACCTCTCTTACTAATTGTACTTGTCTAAGACTGCTTGGACATCAGCACTTGGTGTGTAGGTTCCAGAAGACGTATTGGATGAACTCTCAGCCGCCGCAGCATCTGAGATACCATTTTGGGCAAGTTGGTTAAGAACAGCTGCTCTTGGTTCAAGCCATGCAAGCCATACAGCTTCGTCATCCGTTATCTTGGGAATAGGCCGTCTAAACATAGCCATTTCTCGGTCTGTAATAGCACCTTTAGTCCTCTCGGTGTACATAAGCTGCTCGCTTACTGCGATGTCTTCCATTGCAAGTCGTAGGTTAGCTCTCTCAGCATCACCAAATCCAGTACGGTCGAATAAAGCCTGTGCTGTACCTGCAAAAGGACCAGTAACATTACGATCTATTCTTAACCGCTCCATGACACTGTTCATCTTGGATGCTTGATCAGCAAATGACCCGTATGCACCCTCACGTTCGCCTTTGCCTTTGTCTTTACCAGCACCAGTACCTCTAGCCCTAAGCTCTGCAATGCGCGTTGTCTGAGCCTTGTTGTAAGCATCTACTTCAGCCTTGCGGTTGGCATCCTGTATGGAACCATACTCACGAGTAGCAGCACCAATACCATCGCCTTTAAGAGCACCTGAGTACATAGCGCCACCGATGCGAATGAGGCTTTCGCCTCTTGGTATCATACCTAAAGCGGAACCACGGGCATTAGCTGTCATGTTACCTGCGCCTCTTGAGAGGACGGGGGAACGAGTGGCAGTTGTACTTGATGTTGTACTTAATGCTGGTGTCTGCGCTGCTGTTGTAGTGGTTGGAGTGGTTGTGTTGATGAGGACAGGTTTACTGTAGTCACTCGCACCATTCATACCGGGCTCATTCCCAGCTAGTATGGGTGTAGGAGGTGTTGGTGCTGTGTAAGGACCAAGGCCACTTGGCATTCCTGAGTTGTCTACTGGTACGGGAGGTGGTCGAGTGTAGTCGCTTGCACCATTCATACCGGGCTCTTGGCCGGGAAGTTGTACACCAAGACTTTGGGCAGTCATACCGTTTACTGGGTTATCTACCGAAAGTGTGCTGCCAGATACATCAGCAACACGATCATCACGGGCTGCGTTGCCAGAGACAAGTGCGGCCTCTGCCGCTGCTTTACGAGCCTGCACACTAGCCATCATCTCAGGTGGCAATGTACCAGAAGACAGTAGTCCTGTGGTGCTTGCAATCTCAGCCTCTGCTGCCCTTACATCTGGAGCAACTGCTGCTGCCTGTTCTCTCTGGCCACGCAGTTGTCCTAAGTATGCCTGAGCTGCTGCATCATACTGAGATGTGCTTGGATTGCTCTCGACACTTCCGCCTAGCTCAACCAGCTGCTGCTTCATTTGCTGAAGGCGTGCAACATCTGCTTGGGTGTCCACAGAGCCTTCAAGGTCAGCAATGCGAGTTTCTAGTAACTGTCGCTGACCAATGTTGTCTTGGACAAGGCTTTGCTCATTACGCATGAGCACACCGGGTTCTTCGCCAACACGATCTGCTGGATTATTAGTTTGCTGAAGAACTGGAGCTGGCTGAGTGGCAGATGTTGGACCAGTGTCCATGCGTGGACCAGACTCTAAGCTCTCAAGAATTGGTGGCTGTGGTTTATCTAGGATTGACTGAAGGTATTGCTCTGGGGTCATGCCCATGCTGGCAGCAACTTCAACTACGTTTGGGTCTTCTAGGAGAGACTGTGGAAATCGTGACATTATCTTCCTCCTAAAAGCTAAAGCTAGGTTTGGTGAGGCCTAGTGGGTTGTTGCCTACATTGCCTACTGCATTTGAGGCCCAAGTCGTGTTAGCTTGCTGCTGTGGGAAATACTGCTGCTGGAACCCAAAGCCACTCATCGCACCGCCCATGGCAGCTTGGAATGGGTCGGTCCTGTTGGCACTAATATTACCCACGCTGACTGGAGCCTGCCCTAGAATACCAGACTGGTAGCCTTGGCGCTGCTGCATCTCAAAGTCACGCTGGCGCTCGAAGTTAGCCTGTGCATCATTGAGTGCCGCTTGGTCATAGCCTTGTAGGGAGTTGCCTGCGTTCATACCAAAGTTAGCACCCTGCCCCAGTGTATTGAGACCTTGGGTGTAAGCGTTCTGTATGCCTTCGTTGGCCATGCCTGCACCCTGCAACGCATTACCACGATCAGAGAACTGCTGTGCCTGTTGGGCAAGGCTGCGGTCAATGAGCCTGTCTTGTACGTCTAAGGCGACATCAGCACGGCGGTCATCAAAGGCGCGGTTGGCTACTGCTTCAGCAACACCAGCACGGCTGGAGTTCATGTTGCCTGAGTTACTTGCTGCAAGGTCGATGCCTGTCAGAGTGTTCTCTTGTAGGTTGCGGCGGTCATCACGCATCGCAGCGTCAACCAATGGGTTTGCGTTGGCACTAGCGTAGTCCATGGCTGTAGAAAGCCGATCATCTTGTGCAGAGTTAGCCATGCCTTGGTACTGATTGAACAAGGAGTTGGCATTGGAGCCAAAGCCAGACGTGTTGCCCATCATGCCATAGCCAGAGGTCTGGAGGTTAGAGCCAATGTTGCCCATGTTTGTGGCAGTGCCAGTCTGGAAGTCGTTTGGTGCGGCTAAGGTTTGACCACCGTAGGCACCAGTCTCTAGTACACCGCCTAGTGCAGCAGAACTTCCAGTAAGGTTAGCGTCCACATATGGTTTGTATTGGTTGAAAGCTGCCATCTGGGCTGCTGTTGCTGCGTCTTGTGCTTTGGCTTGCTTGTTTGCGCCCATAAGGCCCATGGCACCGCCGATTAGTGGGGCTATCCAAGCTGACATATGATATTCCTTTTGTTCTTTATAGAAGTGCTAAACTGCAACCCAAGCTGTGCCGTTGTAGACAACTAGCCCCTGTGTCCCATTGTTTAGTGGGTTCCAAGGAGACACAGCATAGCGAACCATGCCCTTACGGGGGCTCTCTGGGGCTCTGTCTGCCACTTGCACACTTGCATCACTGAGAGACCTTATAGAGGCCTCTAGCTCTCTGAGTTCTTCCTGCAAGTAGTTGGGTAAGAAGTCAGGGTTGAGGTTGGGTGCTTGGCGTCTCGTGTAAGTAGACACCAGCATGTTGATCTTGTCAGATAGTGACATGAGTTACCTCCGACCTGTGACTACAACTTCAACGTCCATACCACTAAATGCAAAGTCCTTCAGGGTGGCTGTAGTCAATTTGTATGACAGGTATCTACCAGCAATCCGTGTATCCACCTTGTAAGCATCAGAGGAATCAAAGGTGACTTCAGTCTGGTAGTTGGGGGTGGCATTAGGAGTATCAGCAGCACCAAAGGTAAAACCAAAAGTGGCATCTGAGTTATCAGTAGACATCTGAGGGTAGACTTTGGAGATGACCTTGTAGCCGCTGAGGGGAATACCAACGTCATCTAGGTCTATGCCTACACGCTCCAGTAGAAGCGGAGAGGAGACTGTGGTGTCTACAGACTGGGCTAAGTTGCCTTGGTCCACTAGGTCGATGCCATAGAGCTTGCTGTCTGCAATGCCGCCACCAGTAGCTGACACTAGCAGAGACCTACGGGTATTCTGGCTCTCTTGGTCGTGGTAGGAGCCACCAATGTCATCATAGGTCTGGGTTGCATCAGCATATGAGAACACACTGTCTACAGAGGCCTCTGTACCGCTGACTGCGTTGGGTAGGTCTTGGAAGGACCATACGTCCTCTTTGTAGTTGTAGACAGCTGCACGGTTGCAATGGTTTCCATCTGCGTACAGGGCCATATCGTCGCCTGTGTGGTAGCAGAAGTATATCTCTTCAAGGGCACTGTTGTGGACCACAAAGCACTCAGTGGTCTTGGAGGTGTCCATGCCACCAAAGATGTACTTACGGACCCTGCCGTCACATATGCTTTGACGGGTGTTGCCATCAGTCACATAGATGTCATCTTGGTCGAAGACATAGTGGCGACCCTCTACTTCCACGATGCAGTTCTGATTGATTACGCCGGCATCATCAAAGACCTTGCGGAAGTTAAAGATAAACGTACCGCCTACGAACTCCATCATCCACACTTGGTCTTGGGAATACACAAGGAAGTTGGCACCTAGTGTGGCACCGTCCATTATGGGTGTCTTCATTTGTACGAGGTCATTGAAGCCAGCACTGTTAGTAAGATCAGTCTCGTCCCATGTATCTGGGACTTGGTTGGCCAACACGGGATCAGAGAACCGCACACGGTTAGGAAAGCTAGTACCTGCCTCCACAGTGCCTAGAGCCAACAAGAAGTCACCAAAGCTGCGGAGGGCAGTGGTTCTGTAGCTGGAGGGCCAGTTAGCCAAGGCAGTAAAGCTAGAGGCAGTAGGCACCCTTGCTACAGGTACTTGATCTGCACGATTGACGTACTGTACATCCGCAAGCGTGGTTGCAGTGGTCCTATAGATGGTCGTGGAGGTGCTAGAGTTAAACCTCTGCGTAAAGGTGCCATTGGAGAACTCATAGATGTCAAAGGTATCATCCACCAACAACACAGTATCGTAACCAGAGAGGGCTGTAAGCCCATAGGAGAACACAGGGTTCCATGGGATGGCATCTGAGACAGCCCGGTAGACTGGGCCACGGGTCACATTGCCATCAGTGAACCTAATGTTCTTGGCTCTGGTGTAGGCATTGGTGGGGAGGTTGTAGGGGTCAACATCAGTGACCACACCCACAGACCCTAGTCCACGGATTGGTAAGTTAGGCATATCTAGTAACTCCGATTATGACACCGTATGTGTCCCAGATGAAGTGAAGTCGTAAGTATTGCCGCCATACTCTAAGCGAACAAAACCACTATCTCCAACGTAGCCATTTCCTGATGGTACATAACCTGAGCCACCAGTACCGCCCGACCCGATAGTGACAGTAATGACAGTGCCTGTTGCAACGGAGGAGAATGTCCCCGTTTCGTAACCAGCTTGAGAGCCACCATTATTACTTGGATCAATACTACTTTGACCAGCGCCGCCTGCGCCGCCACCGCCACCGCCGCCTCGCTCTAGGTCATCACCGCCACTAAGGTTAAATCCTCCGCCGCCGCCAGCGCCACGCTCCACACCGCCAACTGTAACACCAATGCCACCAGCCCTTTGGGTTTTATCTCCGTTAGTGTCTGTGACGCGGTAGCCACCACCGCCACCGCCGCCGCCTGCCGCTGTGATTGTAGAAATGCCCGATCCAGAAATGCTTGTGGATGTCCCAGATGATCCGGTTCCGCTGGCGCTCACGTTCCCAGCGCCGCCACCGCCGCCGCCTGCACCAACAACGTAGTAAGCAATACTAACAGCGGATGATTTTCCATAAAAGTCGCTTAAAGATATGGCTCCGCTAGAAGGAACACCAGAGGCAGCGGCGTAATATTCACTCAGACTGTGGGGTGCTGAACCACCAAACTCTGTAGCAACATTCAGTAAACTTATTTGACCACTACTTTGTAATGCCATGACTTATGTCCTCACATTCAATATGTGGTTTGCTTCAAGTGCTCTAATTCTTCACTGAGCGTGTTAATGGCCTCAATGAGAACACCAACTAGGTTGCCGTAGGCCACACTTAGGTAGCCATCATCGTTAGTATGTACGGCCTCTGGGATGACTGCTTGTAGCTCTTGAGCTATGACACCAGTGCTTCGAGCACCTGTGTCCTTCATAGTGAAGTTGACACCACGCATCTTAGCTACCTTAGCTAAGGCATCAGGTATTGTCTCTACGTCTGATTTTAAGCGACTGTCGGAGTAGGCAGTGATGTTACCACTGGCAGTAAAGCTACCGCTGAGGCTGTTACCGTTGCTGCTTAGGTTGCCAAGGCCTACCTCTGCCGGGGTGTCTACAGTACAGGTGATTGTAGAGCCACTAACAGTGATGCCTGTGCCACCTGTGTAGGTTGTACCAGCAGCTAATGACACAAAGCTAAAGTTGCCGCTGCCATCTGTTTGGAGCACCTGACTGTTAGTACCATCAGATATACCAAGGTCAGTCAAAGTGCTTGGCGTATTGTTAAGAGCTGCCTGTGTGGCAGTCACTGGTCCCGTAAGGTTGGGAAAGGTATTCTGAAGCGTACTCTTGATCAGGCGGATGTGGTCATCAGCTTGCGCGAGACCGTCAGTAGACGCAGGGTTCGCAGGGACCAGAGAGTTGACGTATGTTCCATTTTCCAGAGCCATATCTATGGTTCCTCTTTCTTTTGTTTCTGTGGGGGGGC